CACACCAATATCCGTGGCGCGCATTATTTCCACTGAGCCAAAGGAGACACCAATGCTCACACACCCCACCCATGAGGCGCTGCGCGCGCTCAAACTCGACGGCATGGCCGAGGTCTTCGCGGAGCTGTTGGCCCGTGACGGCAGCCGGCAGATGGACCCGGTCGAATGGATCGGCCTGATGCTCGATCGCGAAAGTGCTGCCCGTGATAGCCGTCGCTTCCAGACCCGCCTGCGTGCAGCAAAGCTGCGCGAGACCAGCGCCTGCATGGAAGATGTCGATTATCGCGCCGCCCGCAAGCTGGACCGTGCGCTGTTCCAAAGCCTGCAAGACGGCGCCTGGATCTCCAGACATCGCAGCATCCTGATCACAGGGCCCTGCGGTGTCGGCAAGTCCTGGCTGGCCTGCGCCTTGGGTCACGAGGCCTGTCGGCAGGGCAAGATCACCCTCTACTTCCGCATGCCGCGCCTCTTCAGCGAACTGGCCACAGCCCGCGGTGACGGCAGCTTCGAGCGCATTTTCCGCAAGATCGTGCGCGCCGATGTTCTGATCCTCGATGACTGGGGCCCGGAACAGATGACCGCCAGCCAGCGGCGCGACCTGATGGAAATCGTGGATGACCGATACGGCCGCAAAGCCACCATCGTCACAAGTCAACTTCCGGTGGAAAAGTGGTATGACATCATCGGCGAGCCGACCTTCGCCGATGCGATCCTCGACAGGCTGGTGCATCACGCCCACCGGATCGAGCTCGACGGCCCGTCAATGCGCAAAAATCCTCCGCCTGAGCCCGCGGTCGAAGCCGGCGAGGCCGCGCAATGACAACCATGTCCCGCTCAGCCTTTGACCACAGGGCCCACCCGCGCGCCCGCCGCCGCCAGCTATTTGGCAAGCGCTGCGCCGGGCGCGCGGGTCCCCCCATGGACAAAGCCGATCCAACCCTTGGCATTGACCCAAGCGTGAAAATCACGTCATGAATAAACCGCCTCGCAGATCACCTCACCGGGGTGGCCACATGTCATGGAATGACTGGCCACATGCGCGTGGAACAGGTGGCCACATGCCGTGGAATACCCATGCTGGCGGATCGCGCGCGCCGACGGCGTCACCTTCGGCTTCACCGATCACGACCGGACGCTCAGCTTCGATGGCACTGACTTCGAGCCCGAGAGCGGGCTGACGGCGTCCGAGGTCCGTTCGGGCTCGGACCTGTCCGTCGACGCGCAGGACGCCGAGGGCGTGCTGACCTCGGACCGGATTACCGAGACCGACATCCTCGATGGGCGCTGGGACAACGCGGAGGTGGATGTCTGGCGTGTGAACTGGGCCGATCCGAGCCAGCGCGTGCTGATGCGGCGCGGTGCCATCGGCCAGATCCGGCGCGGGCGGTTGGCCTTTGTGGCCGAGGTCCGCTCGCTCGCCCATGTGTTGGGCCAGACGGTGGGGCGGACCTTCCAGGCGACCTGCGATGCCGCGCTCGGCGACGCGCGCTGCGGCGTCGATCTGGAGGATCCGGCCTACAAGGGCGCGGGCGCCGCAATCGATCTCCTGCGGGATCGGGCGTTCACCGCTTCCGGGCTCGGCGGCTTCGAAGCCGGCTGGTTCACGTTTGGCACCATCGAATGGACGAGCGGCGCGAACGCCGGGCATCGCGCGGAAGTGCTGGGCCATGACGTGTCCGACGGCGTCGCTGTGCTGACGCTGCTCGAAGCGCCGGTGCGCGCGATCGCCGAGGGCGACGCCTTCACCATCCGCGCGGGCTGCGACAAGCGCATGGAGACCTGCGGGGCGAAGTTCGCGAATACCCTCAACTTCCGCGGCTTCCCGCACATCCCCGGCCAGGATGCCGTGCTCCGCTACGCCACCAAGGATGGCGGCCATGAAGGGTCCGTGTTGTGATCTCCGCTGATCCCCAGCGCGTCATTGCCATCGCGCGGTCATGGCTCGGCACGCCGTACCACGACCAGGCAAGCCTGCGCGGCGTTGGCTGCGACTGCCTCGGGCTCGCCCGGGGTGTGTGGCGCGAGGTCGTCGGCCCCGAGCCGTTCCCGATCCCGCCCTACAGCCGGGACTGGGGCGAGACGGGACCGCGCGAGGTTCTGGCCGAGGGCGCGCGGCGCATGATGATCGAGGTGGAACCGGCGGCGGCCGTTCCCGGCGCGCTGGTGCTCTTCCGCATGAAGCCGCGCGCCATCGCCAAGCATATCGGGATCCTCACCGGTCCCGCCACCTTCCTCCACGCCTACGAGCGGCTCGGCGTGATCGAGGAACCGCTCACCCCATCCTGGCGGCGGCGCATCGCCTTCGCCTTCCTGTTCCCGCAACGCTGAGACCCGAACATGGCAACGCTTGTCCTCGGTGCCGCTGGCGCCGCCATTGGCGGTTCGATCGGCGGTGCGATCCTCGGCGTCGGCGCCGCCACCATCGGCGGCTTCATCGGCTCCAGCATCGGCTCGGTGGTCGACAGCTGGATCATCTCGTCGCTGGCTCCGACGCAGCGCATCGAGGGCGCGCGGCTCGACACGCTGCGCATCACCTCGGCCACCGAAGGCGCGGTCATCCCGCGGCTCTACGGCCGCATGCGCATGGGCGGCAACATCGTCTGGTCGACCGATTTCCGCGAGGAGACCAGGACCACCACGCAGGGCGGCGGCAAGGGCGGTGGGGGCGGCAAGGTCAAGACCACCGAGTATCTGTACTACGCCAGCTTCGCGGTGGCCTTGTGCGAGGGCCCGATCACCGGCATCGGGCGCATCTGGGCCGACGGCAAGCCGATGGACCTCTCCGGCGTCACCTGGCGCTGCTATCCGGGCGACGAGGCGCAGACCGCCGATCCGTTCATCGCCGCGAAGATGGGCGCGGCCAGTACGCCTGCCTATCGCGGCACCGCCTATGTGGTCTTCGAGGAACTGGCGCTCTCGACCTATGGCAACCGCCTGCCGCAGCTGTCCTTCGAGGTCTTCCGGCCGCTGGCCGATCCCGACACCGCCGAGGGGCTGACCCGCGCCGTCACCATGATCCCGGCCTCGGGCGAGTTCACCTACGCGACGCAGGCGATCCGCAAGACCGATGGCGGCGCGACGGTGCCCGAGAACCTGAGCGCGCTCGCCGACTCCACCGACATGGTGGAGGCGCTGGACCGGCTGCAGTCGATGGCGCCTGCGGTCGAGAGCGTCAGCCTCGTGGTGGCGTGGTTCGGCGACGACCTGCGCGCAGGCTCCTGCGAGGTGCGGCCGGGCGTCGAGGTGACGGCCAAGTCGACCACGCCCGCCACATGGTCGGTGAACGGCGTGAGCCGTGCCAGCGCCTTCCTCGTCAGCCGCGACGATCAGGATCGGCCCGTCTATGGCGGCACGCCGTCGGACTTCGCCGTCGTGCAGGCGATCCAGGAGATGAAGGCCCGCGGGCTGCGCGTCACCTTCTATCCGTTCATCCTGATGGACGTGCCGCCCGGCAACAGCCTGCCGAACCCGTATTCGGACAACGCTGCCGAGACGGGCCAGCCCGCCTTCCCCTGGCGGGGGCGGATCACCTGTTCTCCCGCGGCGGGGTTCGCAGGGACCGTGGACAAGACCGCCACGGCCGCAAGCCAGGTCGCGGCGCTGTTCGGCACGGCCACCCCCGCGAGCTTCAGCGTCTCCGGCCAGACGGTTTCGTGGACAGGCACGCCCGGCGACTGGGGCCTGCGGCGCATGGTGCTGCACTACGCCCATCTCTGCGCGGCGGCGGGCGGGGTCGATGCCTTCCTGATCGGGACCGAGATGCCGGGGCTGACGACCATCCGCTCCGGAGCCAGCACCTATCCGGCTGTGCAGGCCTATCGGGACCTGCTTGCGGATGTCCGCTCGATCCTCGGGGCCGGGACAAAGATCGGCTATGCGGCCGACTGGTCGGAGTATTTCGGGCACCAGCCGGGCGATGGCTCGGGCGATGTGTTCTTCCACCTCGACCCGCTCTGGGCCGATCCGGAGATCGATTTCGTCGGGATCGACAACTACATGCCGCTGTCGGACTGGCGGGACGGGTTCGAGCATGCCGACGCGGCCGAGGGCTGGCCCGCGATCTACGACCGGGCCTATCTGCAGGGGAACATCGCGGGCGGCGAAGGCTACGACTGGTTCTATGCCTCGGCCGCCGACCGCACAGCGCAGATCCGGACCGTGATCACCGATGGTGCCGCCAGCAAGCCGTGGGTGTTCCGCTACAAGGATCTGCGCGCCTGGTGGTCGAACCCGCACTACGACCGCCCGGGCGGGGTCGAGGCCGGGACGCCGACGGCATGGGCGCCGCAGTCCAAGCCCATCTGGTTCACCGAACTGGGCTGTCCCGCCATCGACCGGGGCACCAACCAGCCGAACGTCTTCTTCGATCCGAAGTCCTCGGAAAGCTTCACGCCGCATTTCTCGCGGGGCTGGCGCGACGACGCGATCCAGCGCGCCTATCTCGAGGCGACGTATCTCTGGTGGGGCACCCCGGCGAACAATCCGGTCTCATCCGTCTACGGCGGCCGGATGGTGCATGTGCCGGAATGCGCCGCCTGGACCTGGGACGCGCGGCCCTATCCGTTCTTTCCGGCGCTGACCGACGTCTGGACGGACGGCGCGAACTGGCGGCTCGGTCACTGGCTGACCGGGCGGCTGGGCGCGGTGTCGCTGGCGGCGCTGGTCCGCCACCTCTGCCTGCGCGCCGGGTTGGCCGAGGATCGCATCGACGTCACCGGCCTCTGGGGCGCGGTCGAGGGCTACGCCATCACCGCGCTGGAAAGCCCGCGCGCCTCGATCACCACGCTGTCGCGGCATTTCGGCTTCGATGCCGTCGAGACCGAGGGGGTGATCCGCTTCGTCATGCGCGGCCGAGCGTCGGTTGCCACCCTCGCACCCGACGATCTGGTGGCCGCCCGCGAGGGCGACGTGCTGGAACTGACACGCGGCCAGGAGACCGAACTGCCTCAAGCGCTGAAATGGCAGGTCGCGCGGGCCGACGAGGATTACGACGCCGCCCTCGTCGAGGCGCGGCGCATCACCGTGGACACGACCCGGATCGCGTCCGAGTCCTTCCCGATGGCCGTGCCGCCCGAGGAGGCCGAGCGCCGCTGCCGCCGCGCGCTGATGGAGGCGTGGGTGGGCCGGGAGACGGCGGCGTTCCGTCTGCCGCCTTCGCGCCTGGCGCTCGATCCGGCCGATGCGATCCGGCTGGAGCATGACGGGCGACTGGTCGATCTGCGGCTCGTCTCCATCGCCGACGCCGAGGCGCGCGGCATCGAGGCGGTGCGCAAGGACCGGGCGACCTACGACCTGCCGCCCGGCGATCCCCGCGCGGCGTCGCTGACGCGGGCGGTCGTGTTCGGCGCGCCGGATGCGGTGCTGATGGATCTGCCGCAACTGACCGAGGACCAGGCCGCGCATCGACCGCTGATCGCCGCGCACGCGGTTCCATGGCCGGGCGAGATGGCGGTGTTTCGCAGCCCCTCGACCGATGGCTTCGAGCTACTCACGACGTTCGGCAGCCGCGCCCGGATCGGGACACTGGTCTCGGACTTCTACACGGGCCCCACGTCGCGCTTCGATCTCGGCAATGCGCTGGTGGTCGATCTGCTGACCGGCACGCTGGAGAGCGTCACCGACCTGACGCTGTTCGGCGGCGCCAACGCGCTGGCCATCGAGAGCGCGCCCGGCACCTGGGAAATCTTGCAGGCAGGCGCGGCCGAGCTGCTTGCGCCCGGCCGGTATCGCCTGACCCGGCTCCTCCGCGGCCAGCGCGGCACGGAAGGCGCCATGTGCAATCCGGCGCCTGCGGGAGCGCGGGTCGTGGTGCTGGACACCGCGCTGGCATCGCTACCGATTGCCGAGGCCGATCTCGGCATCCCGTGGAACTGGCGCATCGGCCCTGCAAGCCGCCGGGTCAGCGACGAGACCTATGTGGCGCAGTCCTTCACGCCCGATGGCATCGGGCTGCGGCCGTTTTCTGCCGCCCATGTCGAACAGCCGTGGCGCAAGGCGCGCAGTCCCGGCGATCTGACGATCCGCTGGACACGCCGGTCCCGGGCACTCGCTGCCGACAGCTGGGGCGGGCTCGAAGTGCCGATGGCGGAGGAACTGGAAGCCTACGAGGTCGAGATCCTCGACGGCGCGGCGGTCAAGCGGGTGCTGAGCACCGCAACCACCAGCGTGGTCTACACCGCCGACCAGCAGACCGCAGACTGGAGCGCGCCGCTCGCCCCCGGCGACACGCTCGACATCCGTATCTTCCAGCTCTCCGCCCTCGTCGGGCGGGGCGCGCCCAAGACCGTCACGCTGATACTCTGAAGGCCATCCCATGTCCGACGCCATGATCCATCTCCTGCTGCCCTACGTCTTGGCGGCGCAGGCCCAGAAGCACGTCACCCACAACGAGGCGCTGCGGATCCTCGACGGGCTCGTCCAGCTCTCGGTGCTCGACCGGGACCTGACCGCGCCGCCTGGTTCGCCCGCCGATGGCGACCGCTACATCGTCGGCTCCGGCGCGACGGGCGACTGGGCGGGCTGGGACCTGAACGTGGCGCTCTGGACGGACGGCGCGTGGCTGCGGCTTCCGCCGCGCCCCGGTTGGCGGGCGTGGGTCGAGGACGAGGGCCTGCTGCTGGTCTACGACGGCTCGAGCTGGATCGGCACCACACCGGCGGTGCTGCAGAACCTCGCTCTGCTGGGGCTGGGCACGGTAGCCGACGCCGCGAACCCGTTCTCGGCCAAGCTGAACGCCGCGCTCTGGACGGCGAAGACCGTCGCCGAGGGCGGCACCGGCGATCTCTTCTACACCATGAACAAGGAGGGTGCCGGCGACGATCTCGGCCTGACGCTCCAGACCGGTTTCGTGACCAAGGCGCTGGTGGGGCTCTTCGGCTCCGACCGCTTCCGCCTCGCGGTCTCGGCCGACGGCAGCACGTTCTTCGACGGGCTCAGCGTCGACAACGCCACCGGCATCGTCGATCAGCCCCGGCTGCCGCGGTTCAAGGCCTCGACCAACTACGACAACTATGTCGGCGTCGGGACCTGGACGAAGATCGGCCTTAACAACACCGACTACAACGATCAGGGGGCGTTCGACGCCGCGAACAACCATTTCGTGGCGCCCGT